TCCTTGAGTTTGGCTTCGATGGCGCGAATGAAATCAACAGCATAAGCGCCCAACATAATGTGGTTTTCGTCACAGATTGGCTTCAACTCATCATCCGTCAGCCCAACCCATTCACGCTGTGGTTGTGCGTCCAGCGTCTTGCTGGACTTAATTGAATCCATTGGATTCAATGGGGTGGTGTAGAGCATGGTTCCTACTGGGATGGCATCTATCTCATCTTGCCAATAGTCGATGCTGTGTTTCTCGTCAGACGAGCTTCCTTCGCATACCCACGCCACCGACTCCTGCTTCTCAGCCTGCTCTATGGCTTGGCGTAAGGCGGCTTGCGCTTTTTCAAAGCGCTCGTAATCGTCCTTGTTCGACATATACGGCACATCTTCCAACGCCTCCAGCGCCTGTTTCATTGCTTCTATCATCGCTTCATCCCCCTGATGTAGATCGCAAAGCTCGCCACCGTGTCAGGGCCAAAGGCACCAGAAAACTTCTCCACGGCCCGCGCAACTTCCTCAATCGTCTCGTTACGCACCCTCGCACGGTACGGATCAAGCTCCCTGGTCAGCACTACCTTGTCAGCAACCTGACGCTTGCGCCAACCCTGGGCATGCTCAATGCGCTCAAAGGCCTCATCCTCCTCGGTCATTACTCTCTCCCCGCTTTTGCATCTCCATCATGTGCAGCAATCGGGCGTACATGTCAGCACCCGTGTTGCGCATGTACTCCTTCATGTCCAAAATGCCAGGGAGCGCGGCCACCGGCACACTCACCTCGATCAGGCAATCCGCCTGCTCCATGGTGATCCTCAAAACCGGAACGTCCCGGTCGTCAGTCGTTTCCTTCATCAGTCTTCTCCAGTTGTTTGTTCACCAGTTTTTCTATCAAGCGCTTTTGGCGCTCCCAAAGAAGCTCATCACTCAAATGGTAGTGCCCTTTCTCCCCATACCTTTTCTCCATCTCTTCCTGCAGTTTGAATTCGAGCTCATCGCACTCGTCGTCAAATTCCTGCCAGAGGGTTATCCACTGATCTTCAGTCATGTTTCCTCCAGGTATGGATTGATGCCCGGTTGATCAATAGCCCCGCGAGACCCGTCCCGCCACTCGGAACACGTGACACGGCTCACGGTGTACCGTTTGAAATTGCGCGACTTCGGGTTCAAACATGCCGCCGCTATGTCTGCAGGGTCTGGGGAGGTCAACAGCTGCGACCAATACCTGCAATCCTCACAATTTCCCTGGTTCAACATGTCACTGCCCTGCCTTTTTGAAGTGCTCGTCCGCATCCTTGTAGAAAGACATGAACAGGTGGATCGCCCTGTGCATGTCCATGTTCGCCGCCCTGGCCATCCCCGCCGCAACCTTCGTTGACGACAGCACACAAATGCGCTTGTCCTTTGAGACCTTCATCATCGCGTCCGTTATCGCCTCGGTCATTGCCTTGGCATCCGCCTTCATGCGGGCCATCTCTTCTTTGGTTATTTCACTCATGTGGTTTTCCCTTACTGTTTATCCAACCAGCGATCGTACGCCACGTTTTCCAACATGCTGTCGTTGTCCTCTTTCCAATCCTGCGGGAACTTCTCTTGTGCATATTCTTCGATCTCGTCCAGCAACCCAACCGAGATAACCGGAGAGATGTCCACGGCAGAACCAGGGAGATACACGTGCATCAGCGTGAACGTCGCCGGATAGTCCGGCTCCATCTTCAAACCCGTCCCAAACTCCCGCGAACCCACCTGCTCGGGCTCGTACTCAAAAAAACAGACCAAGCTCACGCCCAAATCGTCGCACTCGTATTCCAGGCGCTCCAGATCGTTGTGTTCAGGGGTGCTCATAATGCATTTCCTTTCCTAGCACAGGGCCAAACCGCCTTGAGCACCTTGTTGACAATCACATCCCCAGTCAAATGCCTGTCCGCCGGGGTGTTCTCCAAATAGTTCTTGACCATGTCCGTCACCTGACCCGCCGTGACGTTGTACGGGGCGCAATGAACCACCCCCATGCCCATGTCAGCAACCCCAGCTATGTACCCCATGGCATGCCCCTGGTTGAAATAGCTCGAGTCCCTCAGCTTGGACAACAACTGATTGCCATCAGCAAATTCCCCATGCGCAGCCCCAGACAACAACGCCACCAAAATAATCGCCCTCTTCATTTGCGCCTCCCCATCAGCAACGCCGTTTGCAGGCGATAAGCATCCTCAGACACCACGTAGTTGGGCTTGGGGGCCTCGTACCGGCAGCCAATCAATACCTTGCCAGTGTTGTACGGCGGGGTGCGGTTGGATACAGGACCCAGGACCGTGGACCGGGGGTCAATCGGAATCTGTCGTTCAGTGTGCGCCATGCTCGCCTCCTTGCGTTGAAAGATCGTTGTATGCAGCCTCGATGCCCTCCAGCAAACTAGGCAGCGTCATCCCAATACCATGCGCCAAGGTCGCTGAACCGAGGACCATGGCCATCAATGCATCGACCGGGTGCTCGAAGTTTTCATGGCACAGTGTCATGAGTTTTTTGGCATTTCGCAACGCCTCCTCATGCTGGTTGATCTGCGCTTGAGTCTCAAATGTACTCATAATTTAGCTCTCCTTTCTGTGGATATCTAGTGGTTAGGGCATTTAGTCTATGCTACGTGGGGCTACTTGTCAATACTTGGGCGTGCGAAAAGTTGAGAAAAACATAGGTAGTTTCCCTATGTGAAAGGAGGGTATATAACGAACCGTGCATAACGGACCACGGTGTTATGCATTTTTTGAGAACCCTATAGAACTTTTTAGGGTCGAGTATGTTTTTGAAATTTTTTTTGTGAAATTAGGCGTAATGACGTAATAGACGTAATAAATCAATGTTTATGCGGCTTCCAGAGCATTTCACTTCATTACTGCTCAAAAAATAGGCGTAATTTTCAGGGGAGATCCGCGAGATGCTTTTTTGAAAAATATTTTTCGTTGTTGGGCTGAAAAAGTATATAGGGGGCCCTTGGATTGGTTTGGGGGTTGGAATTGCGGTGACGTGGGGGAAGAGGCGTAATGGGTTGACTTCCGAGGGTACGAGCTTTACAATGCGTGCAACATTTGCGGGGTGTAGTTGTGTTACAGATTGAAGCAGGGATCGAGATGCCGGAGACCCGGACGAAGTACCCGTTTGATGCGATGGAGCCCGGAGACAGCATCCTGTTCACTGACAAAAAACAGGCCGAGTCTGCCCGGGTAGCGTCGATCCGATTCGTGAAGGTCCACCGCCCGGACTGGACGTTTTCACTGCGCCGAGTCGATAAGGGCTGGCGGTTGTGGCGGAGTGCCTAATGACGAAGAAGGACGTGTGGAATGTGCCCCCTGTCACCCCCGACAAGGCCCGCACGCGGATGTCCCGGGAGGTGGCCCCGCTGCGCAAGCAGCGCAAGACCCTGAACGCCAAGGAATGGAAGTTCGTCACCGAGCTGGTGACCGGCGATGGCCGCGTCACCATGAAGGAAGCAGCGATCCGGGCGGGGTACACTGAGACCTCCGCCTCCGTCATGGCGTGGAAGCTGACCAACCCTGAGATCAACCCGCACGTGGTGGCTGCGATTCAGGAATACCGAGCGCAGCTGAACTCGAAATACAACACCAGCTACGAGCGGCACATGCGGGACTTGCAGATGATCCGGGACAAGGCTCTCGAGGCGGGAGCGTATGCTGCAGCAGTGCAGGCCGAGTATCGACGCGGACAGGCACTAGGTACTATTTACGTTGAACGGAAAGAAATTCGCCATGGGACTATCGACAGCATGTCGAAAGAAGAAGTGCAGCGCAAGCTCGACGAGCTGCGCAAGCTCTACGGCGGGCCGCCCCCGACTGCCCTCATCGATGCCCAAAGCGGCGAAGTGATCGAGAGCATAGAACGTGAGCGCGATCCCGAATTTGTTCCGCCCGTGGCAGACCCTGCCCCTGACATCTTTGAACGGGACAATGATATGGGACCCGACGATGGCCGGTCCTGAAGCTGCGTTCGCCCTGCGTGTGCGCGAGGGTTTGCAGCCCTTGGGCGTGGATATTGAACGAATTGAAAACCGGGTCAACCTGGGGATTGCCGATTGTCTGATGGGAATCGGTTCGCGCTTTGTTGCTGTTGAATTGAAGGTGGTCGAGCGCGGGTTGAAGGTTGCGCTGCGCCCCCATCAAATTGCGTTCCTGACCCGGCACGCCATGAAAGGCCGCCCTTGCTTTGTCTTGATCCAATACAAGGGGACGCTGGCCAAGCCGGGGAAAATTTATCTCTATCGTGGCCGGGACGCTGTCGCCTTGGCTGAGCACGGCCTGAGATATGCCCCGCTGCGCACGTGGCCAAATCGTGGCATGCCGTGGGAGGAACTGGCCGAGGTGCTATTGTCCGACGGGGTCCAATAGAAAAATTCAATTGGACAATTTGCCCGGTGGTGGCACAATGAGAGCTCCACCAACAGAAAGGATAGAGCCGTGAGAAAACCCGTTTGCGTGTATTGGGCGC